TTTTGCTACAGAATAAAGTAATTCATTTGGAACACCGTATTTAGGATGTTCATCTCTAGAATATATTTTAGAAACATTGCGAATGTATGTATAAATAATATCATAATGTTGTCCTAACATATGAATAAAAGTTTCTAAACCTTCATTGTCAGGATTAGTTCGTAAATACAACGGAACGCCGTTAATCAAAGAATTATAATTTGCTCTATCATATAAATCTGCATTGTCTAACAATGTTGAATACCATTCTTGAGCAATGCTTGCTGTGCTGCTATACAATGTATGCGGACGAGATGTTGTTGTCTTAGGCCATGGATCAATATAACTACCTGTTATATATGAAACATTAGGGTCTGCTAATGGTAGATCATATGTAAATGGTGTTGATGATGATTCGAAATAAAGATACTTTTCAAATTCATCAAACCCACCAATCAATGCATTTTTAAGATTTGTAAATTCTTCAATGTTAGTAACAGCTGTGCTGCCTGATATAGATCCTAATGTACTTAATTTTGAATTGTAATATTCAATTAATTCAATTTTATAATGAAAGTTTTTAACACGTTCTGTGGCTGAGCTATAAAATACAAAGTTATTAAAATCTGAATAATCAATATTCAAATCAATGCCAGCAAGACTTCCAGAAAATACCGAATCAACTAATTGTTGTGACGTTGAAACACTTGATCCTAATATGTCATTCCAATTCTTTAACCCAGTGTCCGTACTTGTGCTAGCACGATCGGATGCATCCCAATTCGGCCCTGATAATTTTCTTGTTGTTCCTGCTAAACCTAACCCAAACGTTTCTAACGTAACACGATCAATGTATGTAGGGCGTTGTTCTTCAACTATCCAACATTTGAAATCTTTTTCAATATCATCTGCTAATGGCTCATGTAATTTTACATAAACATATTCTCCAATTACTACACTGTTAGAAAACAATGCAGTTTGGTTTCTACTAAAATTAACAAGCAGAGTACGATATGATGCGGTTGATGTTAAACGATCAACACTATTTCCAACTTCTTGTATGTAATCTGTAATTTGTTCAAGAAATTCAGAATCATCCGGATCAATTGATCTTAAACGAAGTTCTGTACGGTCCGGTGAAATTTCATCTATCTTTAATTTTTGTGATTCATATGAACCAATAAGATTAGTATAGAAATTTAAAGCAATTCTATACTCACCTTTTTGAATTCCTAATTCATTGAATTCTTCAAATAGATTTAATTCCCATGGTTTGGCTGGTAAACGATATAGAGTGCCGTCTGCAGGATCGGTAAAGGTAACTTGGTTTTTAGTTTTAAAATTAGTTCTGTGATTGCCAGTGAGCCATGTGTCTCCAGAATATACATGCAATTCTACAGTACTAGTAGTCTTTCCGAGATTAAAGAAATTGTTCTTCCACGCAAATTTTTTAGCAGCTGAAGTAAATAAACCAATTTCTTTGTCTAGAAAATGTTGTCCCTGCGTAGCTTTCGTAGCACTAAGTATCTTGTCAATATTTTTAAATTTTGTTAACATACGTTATTGTCTCTATTCAGGGTCTATTAAATCAACAGTGAAATATGCTTGTGATCCATAATAAAATCCACCTTCACTTCTTTCATTCTGACTACTCCAAGTATTATTTTTAGTACTATAACCTTCTACAAACCATGTCGACCATGGTATTAAGTCTTGATTTCTAACAATTGTTTCTCCACGCAACGCATCCCATACTTGTGGTCTTACATATTTACTAGCACGTGCTAAATTAGTGAACCCAGGAACATAATCAGGGGCATGACGTTGTAGTCGTGTAAAGAAATATATAGATGGTGAATTTGGATTTGGTAGCGTAGTTTGAGATTTTGTTACTATATTTTGTGCATTTTGAAAAGTGGTTACTAGAGACAGATTTGCAATTCTAGGAAGAACTAAAGTTGCTAATTGTTGATTGAACACATCAAGAGCTATACGGTAGCTAGTGCTTGGGCCACTGTTAAAGCCGAAACCCGTGTTCCTTTGGAGTGTAGTGACTTGATTTCTTATAGCATTAATTGAATTTACGAGGACAGCCACATTACGTAAAGCTGTAGGAACAAAACTTGTATTTGCTATATCAAAGTGAACCGATCCAGTCAAGAACCCTTGAGCATCACTCTCTCTACTGATTCGATTTAATTCTGGTTCAACCGGTTGACTAAGTTGATTGATTGTTGAAGCAATGCCATTTATAAAAGAGCTTTTGGCCTGGGTTAAACTGCTAACATAAATAGAAGTGGGAAAACCGAACCTTTGATACTGAGACACAATTTGCGCATATGTATAACCAACACTTCCGCCGCCATTAAATGAAGCCGTTGTTACAAGACCATTAAATACATCTCTGATAGATGTTAATTCAGCAACAGCAGCATCTACACCATTATAAGCCGTAGTTAATACACTTGCAGCAACTCGTGCAGGAGAATACGCATCAACAGTTACGTCAGGCCCTGGCGGCATATTATTATGCACAGGAACTTTGTATGTAATTCGTAAATCTTTTCCTGTTTCTATCATTTCCGGCGTAATGGTATATCTTTTCGGAAATGACTGCTGCGGTCCTTTAAGTATGTAATCAAATTCTAAACTTGTATACTGTCCATCACCTGCGTTTGTAGCACTCCAAACATCAGCACCTCCACCATATGGGAAATTGAACCAACCTTCTGGGTCTGGCGTATATCTTGCACTGAACGGATCGAATCCTTCTTCTTCTTCTGGTATTTCAACATCAATCTCGCCAATATCAGTTTGCCTTGAAATAATTGTGGGAGGAAATTTAAAATATTTGAACTGCGTATCAATTGCTCTAGTAACAGAACTATTTGTATACAAACGATCGTTCAATTCTAAAATCACCGATTCATTATATCCTGCAGCTTCTTCGTCAGTTACTGGTTGTACTGTGCCGTTGATTACAAGATTCCCAGCTGCATCTCGTTTATTAACAAAAGGCAAATTAGATACATAATCTAAACCTCTTTGTTCATATGTAACTTGTTCGCCATCACTTGCAAATTGAAATCTAGCAGGATCTTTTAAAACGGGCTTGCTTGTCAGTCTAGTGCTATTATATTGTGTTCCGTCTGCCATTATCTAACTACTTTAAAATAATATTCATTATCAATATACTGTTCTGTGAATCCATCAACAATTTTTAATGCTATGCGATAATAACGCTCTGGCATCAACCCATTCATATCCAAATAAATGAAGTTGCTGGTCTCATCACAACTCACTTTAGTATAAATATCGTCAAATGGAATTATTGTTTCATCTGTAGCAGCATCAACAACTGAATAATATGTAGTCTCTGGCAAGCGCTTAACTGTCTGTAATGGAAATAAATTTGTAGCTGATTTTTGTGGATATTTATCTCGTCCATAAAAGCGTATACGAGCTATTTCCGTGTCTTTATACGATTTGTTAATTTTTGGGTAAATGATATTCGATTCTAAATCAAGTGCGTCTAACGTGCTAGAATACGCTGACTGATCCCAATACATGGTTAGCTTTGGAACATATATGGTATGAGTTTCTCTACTAAAGAATCTTACATATCCAGTAGTGTCACCAGACGCTTCATCAGCATCAGAAAATTTAAGCAAGAATCCATTATTTGAAATTGTTGTTCCTGCACTACCGCTAATCCATAATTTAACTGCATCTGTTACATCCATGTTAATATCAGTAGGACGATAACTAAATGACTCTTGTTCTTCTAAGCCCGGTTGTGTATAAAAACTTTGGTCATATTGCGTTAAGTCATATGATGCAGACCCACTTTGATATATCCAGCTACCACCTTGGCTTCCGGTAATTTTTAAAGATGGCGTAACATCACCTGATGTAGTCCATGATGAACCTGAAGCAGGATATTGCCAAGAAACGCCATCGGTAATAGAAGGCGATGAATTTTCAAAACCAACACCATTCACCCAAGAATCATATGCAATTTTTGCTTCAACTGTATATTCTGAAGAAAGTTTTTTTGCGTGAGAAGTATATAGTTGTAAAACAAACTTACATGCATCTAAAGTTGTAGAATATTTTGTTAATGTCGATTGAATTTCAGACATATCAAACTTAAGAAGAGACCTACTTCGTACATAAGCATCTCCAGAAGTATTAATGCGTTTGCCTACTTCAAGAATTTCATCGATACCAGTATTAAGTGTCGGCACCGATTCATATAATGTAGCATCTTTTTCTGCGTAAAATATTCTGAACATGAGTTATCCTTACTAGTTTATTTATAATAAATATTCCTTAGTAAGATACTATTCGTCCTTTGATGTCTTGGTTTGGAAATTTAACTTCAAAAATTGAAGGATCTAATGATGGATATATAACGCCATTCTTTTCTGCCGTATTTAAATCGTATATATTTCCAGAATAATTTTGGGTTGTGTCATATAAATTTGTAAATTGTACATCTAACACTGACTGAACACCATCAACATTACCTAAAGCATTCAATATTTCAGATTTAATTATTGGTTGATTGACCTGCCATTTTGAAATGTCAAAATAACGCTTTAGACGATCAACACAACGAAGTAGAACATCATTACTATTATAATTTGCTCTAGCACTAATTTCAAAATTAACACCAATATTGATAATAAATGCATTTTTTATGTTAACTGCATCCGTTAATATACGATAATTTCCAAGATATGTTTTTAAATTTTCTTTTACAGCATCATTTAAATTAACTAACTTTTTAGTTGCATCATATCCTAATACATAAAGATTCATTGCTAATGGATTTGCAACACGCTTTTCTTCTAAATCGTCCTGAGCGATTTGATCATCAGGAACAATGTATGCTTTTGCAATGCTACCAAAACGAGCTGGCATTGAATATGCTCTAATAATATAATCTTCTCGTGTTACTAATCTGTTTTGTGTTGCAAAATTAGCTAATGCATTATTTTTAATATCCTCAATGTTATCTGTTGATTTTGCTCCTCGTGCTGGCTCTGGGTTATTTGCTGCAATTGAACTCTTAACAAAATTTAATACACCGCCTGATATGTCAGCATTTGGATCATCGTCATAACTTACTGAAGAAATTGATGTTAATGTATTTGCTTCTACATTGTCAGCAAATCCGCCTCCTACTGTATATGTAACTGTAAGAGTTGTGTTAGCAGGAGCTTGTCCATATGCTCGTGTATATAAAAAGTTTGATGGATCTATATCAACATCAATACTTCGTCTAAACCCAGCTAATCCAGATCCTACATTGTCTGGGTTAGGAATAATTTCTTCATCATTATTATCAGAAACACCTGCACCAAATTGAAGTTCTGTTAAACGGTCTTGTCTAAGTCTAGTAACAAATCGTTTAGAAGATTTTCTCATTTTTAAAAGATATGGAGCACTCGCTCTATATACATTTAAGTCTGGATCATTTTCTGCTAAATTTGGAACTTCTTCAAAAACAGTATCTTGAGCTAAATAAGGAACATGGTACCAATTATCTCCATCTGATTCTTCTACCGAAACTATATCAATAACGTTAGTGTCTGGCAATACAACTTTATCATATGCAACAGGTGCATTAAATGTAAAGGTCGACGTTCTTACTGTTCCGGATACACCTCGCACTGTTTTTTTAGCTAAATAATACGTAGGTGCATTAGTAGCATCATTAGTTTCATATATTGTGATTTCAGTTGGATCAAATGAAGAAGAAAACCCAAAATCTATTGAGTCTAATGTTCTGAAAGTAGCATCACCTGACTCTTGTTTTATTTGCATTCCTGCACGTATCGATAATGAATATCTAAAATCTGGAGCAACTGCATCCCCAGACCCCGAAGCTGGAAGTAGTTGAAATACATCAATATTGGTATATGCTGGCGTCGACGCTTTTACATTATATCCTAATGATCTAGCAATGTCAAATACATTACCTTCTTCTTGTGCATGTTGTAAAAATGACTCTTTTAGATTAGTATCAGTATAATATGATAAAACATCACCAACATATGATGCTAATTCTAAAAATAACATTCCAGGCGATGATTCGTTAAAATCTCGATAGGTATCTGGAAAATATTGTTTGGTAAAATCAATTAGATTTTTTCTAAATTGACCAAAATCTTTTCCTAAATATGTTACATCTTTCTTTATTTCAGTCGCCATTTTATTTCTCCGCTACTTCAAAGTCGCCATTTTCATTTGCAAAAACAGCAATAGTTAATTCAGAACCCGTAGGTTTTACTAGAAATGATATTGATACATTAACCTGATGTACTAACGTTGCATTACTTTGTCCTGTCGTAACATCGATATTGGTAATTTGTATATATGGTAACCAAAATGAAACTGCTTCTTTAATAGTATCTTGTATTGCTTGAATTAATTGATCTGTATTTGGTTCAAATATTAAGTTTAGCAAACTAGATCCAAAAGTTGGTAAATTATATCGTTCACCCTTACGGGTTAGCAATAAATTCTTTAGATTAGAAACTGCTTGTTCATCTGTAGTAAATGATTGTGTGAATAGTTTGTCTTTAGCAAATTGCGTCTTAATTGCAATTGGCGAATCATCTCTACGAAACGACTCTCTAGACTCTATTCTAAAACCCATTTACCTATCCTTTACCTTTTTTCTTATCCATTGCTTTCATTAATGC